ATGAATGCCGCCCAATTCAACTTCGTGAAAGACATCCGCAAGAACCTGATCGCTCCCAACGGAGTAGCCGTCGTGAAAGGATCCAGCAACTACGCGGTATTCACAGGAGATATTTTCGAGGTCAGGATCGGAAATGGAGGGTTACGCATTCAAAACGGGAAAGTTTATAAGACCAACAGCGGAACAGGTGGCTGGACCGAGATATAATAATTATGGACAAAATATTTAATAAAACGAAAAAGGTGTTGGAAGGTATTGCTACAAAGCTGTCCGAAGCGCTTATGACCGTGCAAGGATGGCTTATAGGACTATTGATCGTCATCGTGAATTTCTTCGCTGGGTACCAGCTCGTACTTTATGGGGTGCTTATTGCCGTAGCCTTCGACGCTTTGTTTGGAATATGCGTTGCTCGAAAGCGCGGAGAATTTATCCTGTCAGAACTCCTGCGGGCTACGATATTCAAATTGGCTGTTTACTTCAATCTGATCGTGGTATTCGTTTTCATCGATAAATTCGTTACGACAGGAGGTATCGAAACGAAGATTACGACCGTGATCCTGGGTTCTGCCATTTGCCTGGCAGAAGCATGGTCGAGTTGTGGCAACGCTTTAATCATCAATCCGAACTTTCCATTCTTACGTCTGTTTCGAAAAGCATTGACCGGAGAAATAGCCCGCAAACTCAATGTAAATCCTGAAGATGTAGAAAATATATTAAACAGCACAAAAAATGACCAGAGGACTTCGTAACAACAATCCCGGGAATATCCGCAAGGACGGAACCCATTGGAAGGGAGAGGTGGAACCTTCCCGCGACGCTGCATTCAAGCAGTTCGAATCTATGGCGTGGGGATACCGCGCGATGTTCAAATGCCTGAACACTTACAGCCGTAAATACGGGCTTGACACCATTCGGAAGATGATTTCACGCTGGGCACCCCCGAGCGAGAACGACACGGAAGCATATATCCGTACGGTATCCGAATTATCCGGTGTCCCGGAAAACGGACGGATCACGGCAACCAACCGCGATGTGATGATCCCGATAGTCGCAGCTATGTCGCGCGTAGAAAATGGCATTGATGCCTGCATGACAGACGTGATGGCCGGCTGGGATCTGTTCATCAACGGTTGATAGCTCGTACTCATTATGGTACTGCGGAAAATAATCCTGACTCTCCTTCTGACCGGCTTGTTCCTTGTCGGATGGTGGCTCGGCAGGCGATCCGTCGATGTCCGTATCATTGAGCATACTCGAATCGATACGGCCTACTTCGAAAGACCGCAACCGCATAAAACACTGTCCTCGGCTATTTCGGTAGAGGTGCCGAAATGGTTGTTCGCCCCAGCGGATACCACCTTTACCACCGTAACAATAAATCCCAACCGGGACAGTGTGCCGGTACAGCTGCCATTCGAACGCCGGGAATATCGCGACAGCAGCTACTTCGCCATAGTGAGCGGAATAGCCCTGGGCGACTGCCACCCTACCCTTGAACACATCGAAACATACGGACGTACTATCACGCAGCAGAAAATAATCCGAACGCCCTACCGATGGCAACTCGGGCCTGCCGCAGGCGTCTATTACGTTAATCGCACGGGTGGCGTATGGATCGGAGGGCAACTTCGCAGAAACATCGGAAGGTTCAATATCACGGCATCCCTCGGCTGGGACCCACGCGATAACGGCCCCTATGTTCAAGGAAGCGTGAATATGGATTTATGGCGGAAATAACTTTTTAACGAATTATAACGATGGAAACAATTAAAAAAATCGGACTGCTTTTCCTTGCCTTCTTCTCATTCGTTTGTATTGTGGGTGGGATAGGAACACTCTACTATTGCCAGGTCGAAAGCAGCAACTTGTTCGCAACCGGGTTGATTCCCGTCGGGGCAATCTACTTCTACCTGCTTTGGCCGACATTGAAAAAGTATCTGTTCTAACAGCTTTCGCCCGTCAGGGGTGGGCGTAAAAAAAGCCCCTGCCTTTATTAGCGTCTCTCTTACCTTCCGCTAATAATAAAGGTGCCAACACACCACGACAGGGGCTGTAAAGCCTTTGCAAGTGTGTTGGCACTTATTTTTATTTGGTAAGAGAGTGAACAAAGGTAAGAGAAATATCCTATATGTGCAAATCTGAACTTTACCGACAAATTCTCGGCACGGTATCGCAAGAAACGGAGATTTCGGAAGAGCGAATACTATCCAAAGCCAAAAACGCCGAGATCGTGGATGCCAGGTATTTGCTGGTCTATTTCCTCTGGAGGCAGGGATTTCACGCCCCGGTCATATCCTCGCTGATGAACTTCTCACGACGGCCCATAGAGAAGATGATTTCCCAATTCGATATCCGTCGCAAACAAAGCGGTAAAATGTTCGAAATGCTCCTCGTCCGTATTGCGTCCAAACTCCGTTCCACCTGCGACTGATACGATTGATTCTCCCATCGTTCATGTCGATTTTTGCATTGTGAGCTCAACGGCAGCGTCCGCCGAACGGACGCAACAATGTAAAAGTCTAAAACAATGAACGAAAAAACTTTAGTGTTCGACAACGGTGGCGCAATGGACGGCAACCTCGTGGCCGCGTTGATGAACGGAAACAACCGCAATAACGGCTACGGCAATGGCTACGGCTGGGAGTGGATGTGGATGATCCTGCTCTGGGCGCTCTGGGGCGGCAACGGATGGGGTGGCTTCGGTGGCCGCGGAAACGGACTCTCGAATCTGCCCGCCGAGTTGAACGGCGACGCAGGGCGTCAGTTGCTGATGAATGCCATTCAAGGAAATGGCACCGCCATCAACCAGCTCGCATCTTCGCTCAACTGTTCCGTACAGCAGATCCAGACCGCTCTGTGCAACATCCAGGCACAGTCGGGACTCTCGGCGCAGCAGATCATCAATGCCGTACAGTCCGGCAACGCACAGGTGCTTTCGCAGATGGCCTCCTGCTGCTGCGATGTCCGTACCGCCATCGAGCGCCAGGGCTACGAAAGCCAGCTCGCAACGCTCAATCAGACCAACACTCTGACGAGCAACGCCAACACGCAGTTCAATGCCCTCGGCTCGAAGATCGATGCCCAGACGCAGGTCATCAACGACCGTTTCTGTGCCCTCGAGATGCGTGAGATGCAGAACAAACTCGACGCCGAGCGTGCCAAGAGCGCGGCATTGGCCGGGCAGCTCTCCCAAGAACATCAGACGGCGACGATCATGCAGTCGCAGGCCCAGGCCGTAGCGCCCATCAACGCTGCGATCGGCGATCTGAGCAACCGGCTGGCAAAGATCGAGTGCGGCCTGCCGCCTACGACCGTGGTTCCCAATCCGCAGGTGTACGCGATGCCCGCCTGCGTAGCCGCCCAATACGGGCTGGGCTTCGGTGCCGCGTTCGGACTCGGCGGCAACGGCGGATTCTGGGGTTAATACGGAAAGGAGGTATGCTATGGCAGTATTCCCATTTCAGTATGTCAATCGCAGAGGTATCCCGGTCATCAAAACTACGGGTGTGACGGTCAATGCCGCCGATGTCGTGTTCTCATTCCAAAACCACGCCTTTGCCAATTCCTGGTACAGGGGGATAGTCCTGGTCGAGCTGTCGCAGGCAATACCCGCAGGCACGACAGGCACGCTTCCCGTGTTGTTCGAAACCAACGGCGTGACCAAGAATGTGACCACGTACAACGGAGCCAATGTCACCGTGTCCGATATTCCGGGGACGGGTGTATTCCAGCTCTTCTACGACAAACAGACCGACACCCTGCAACTGATGACAGGGGCCGTTTAACCAATAATAAACCGAAGGCTTCAGGAGGGGAAACCGCCCCTCCGGAGCTTTCAAAAAACAATTAACCGAAGATGTTTGCGAATTTAACCAAAGGCGCTCCGGTATATGTACTCGATATGCGCGGAACTCCCAAATACTACATGGCGACGCTTGAAGAGGCGCCACAGCCCTATTTCCCCGCTCCCGGGAACTTTCCCCCGGCGCAGCCTTCCGTCAGCTTCCCGGTAGGGGACCAGAAATGGGTCGTCCCGGTAAATGCCGATATGGTGACAAAGGACGGACTCACGGTCACGACATCCCGCGAACGGCTCATAGACGCCATCAATGCGGCAAAGCAGCAGAGCCAGTCCGTTGTGGATTCCTACGAAAAACACAAGGCCAATCTGGAAGTTTTCGATCAGATCATGCGCGAAGTGAATCCCGCGTACGCGGGTCAGGCGCAACGCGACAAGGAGCTCCAGGAGCTGCGGGCAGAGGTGGGACAACTTCGTCAGATGCAAACGGAGTTCGCCTCCATGAAGTCATCGCTGGACGCCTTTCTTAAATCGCAAATGTCTGCTAAAACAAGCAAATCATGAGAATGTGGGAAATCGAAGGCCGGTACCGCGGTGACGGGTACGGCGAGCGTGAAGAAATCGAACGCAAGATGCGCGAAGCCTACGAGTGTGGCTACGAGGATGCCAAACGCGAAATGCGCGACGGCTACGGGGAGCGTCACACGGGAGGCTACATGCCCGACGGCTACGGTGAGCGTGGCGGAGAATACGGCAGCGACGGATATGGCGAACGAAGAGGTGTCCGGGGAACCGGACCCTACTCCAGATTCCGCCGGTAAAACGAATCCGGAGAGGGGAGAAATCCCCTCTCTTTAACAGCGAAACCTATGGACAGAGAAAGATTGGACGCAAGGGACTCCATGCCGGCAGATATTCGCGCATACCTCGAAAAAAACGGATGGTCCTTTTCGAAGAAAATGTGTGAATTTGCCGTCAGCCGCATGAAGGACCGCGACGGGAAGAAAATAGAACCCATCACCAAAGAGCAGATCGACAAATTGCTCAAGACGAACGGTATCGAGCTCAAGCACGACAACGGCTACGACTGTGTATATGTCGCGAATATGGCCCGGGCCGATTACTGGGGATCATCCATTGCCGATGAACAACACCTGGCCCTGTTCGTCAAGGATTTCATCGACGATGAAGACGCCTATCCCGGGCTGCCCTTCACACGATATTTCGCCGATCTGATAGGGTCGGGAACAAATGTTCCGTGGGAAGATGTCCTGTAACAGAATCAAATCCAGAACGCGGCTCGAAAGACCGTATGTGAGGATTCAAAAAGTGTATTCAACGACATGAAGCTGCGGGATCTGAGGATAGAGAACTATGATTGGCATGTGCGGTTTTACTTCGCCGTACATGGCTATCACACGCGCTCTATCCTTTTTTCTTTGGAACAGATAGAGTGTCCCAGGCCAATTATGGAGCGAGTACGGGAAAATTTGGAAAAGGCCGATATGGATTCGGGATTCACCTATTCCAACAAGACCCGGCGAAGGTCTGTCGTAGTCGTAGGATTGGCGTCATCCCAGGCACAATTCCTGAACTCTTTCGAGCATGAACTGCGGCACCTGTGCGACGACATCGCCGTAGCATCCGCAATGCCGATGCAAGGCGAAGAAGTAGCCTATCTGACAGGACAGATAAATACAATGCTTTGGAAAGATATTCACCAATTTATTTGTTGCAAAGGTAAATGCGACGGTTATGGACGAACAAACTAAATATCTGATGTCATTGTTGGAGATCAGCGAATGCTGCTACCCTATTTATGTAGCCGTAATCTGCGAATTGATAGAATCGATATAATAGCTGGATAAGATCGGCTTTTATATCTTCATCAATGTCCCGACAACGTGCGAAAGGCGCACTTCCTTCGTGTGCCCCGAAAGATACGTTATAAAGTAGCTTCACGTCCGGCTCCCGCCCAATAGAGTTCAATGCTTGAAACGACATTAACAGAATGAATCAAAAGAACACTTTTATCGTCTAATTGCAATTATGCAATAGGATGAACGGATGTAATTCTACATCATATATTCCGAATTGCACGGTTATTATCCTCTCCCTTTCCGCAAATTCATCAAAATAAAGGCAGCTCCTGCTGCCATCCGTCAATGTGTTCTCTAATATTCCTTTTGAATTTCCGCCATAAAAACGGCAAGGATTTGTGTGCCTTGAATCGATAGACGAAATCATGGCGATAACTCACGCCCATCCTTGCTTCCCGGCAGATAATCATTTCGAGCAATCGATTCCGTGAATAACTGATGTATATTTCGGAATCGTCACGTGCCCCGCCTCTGCGTTCGTTTTTCCTATATCGTCCCATTTGCAAATTCCGAATAAATCATTATATTTGTATCGGTGTGAGGGGTGATTCTTCGGAATTGCCTCTTTTTTATTCATCTTCGAAGGCGTCCGGTACTTCTCCGGAATGTTCCCGACAAAAACCGATTGGCCGGATCTCTGGGCCGCTGCAATCTTCGAAAACAATAATTGCCATGTTTCCGTCCGATCTGCATCCAATCAATTCACAACTATTCGGAATGTCGATTCTCACCTCAAATCTCCGATTCATAGCTACCTGCTTTTTGAGTATATCGCCGACCGCAACTCTCCAAAACGCGGATTAAGTGCCTCCGGTGTTCTGGTGTATCCTTATCCGGAGCAACATAAAACGTTACCCCCGCAATTCGAATTATTCTCGTACATTTATTTTCTATTGCCAGAAGTTTAGCACGATCTACTGTACCGTTTTTAGATGTATCTACTGCCATATGAATAAAAAAGGGAGCGATTTTGCCTCTCCCGGTTAAAACTTCTCTTTCCTTATTTGTTCTTCCAGCTCTCTTTCCGCCTTGCGTATGTCCCTCTGCAACTCCTCCAGCCGGGTGATCTGTTCTTCACTCATGCGTGGACACCCCCGAGAGCCAGCTGCTGTAATTGGGCGTACTAATTTTGCCGCAGGCGATACTCCCCACCCGCAGACAGTAATCGTAATACTTTACAAACTCATCTTCCGGAGCGTCCCGGTCTATGTCGGTGATGATGTCATCCATCCCAACTATATAGTCCGCGCATTCGGTGATCCCGCCGACATCGCCGCCGACCCAGCTCCGCGTAGCATCCTCATAATCATAGCCGTGTTTCTCGCAAAAAGCCTGCAAATAGGCGTTGCAGGCTTTTTCGTAGTCTGATTTGAGTTTCGTGTTCATAGATATTCTTGGTTAGTTACTTGGTTAGTCAAAATGCACAGAGCATCTTACTCATTTTCGTGAATCGGCCGCCAGCCGATAATCTTATGACCAATACCAGCCCATCCGGGATACACATATATCCACCATTCAGAACGGTCATATTTAACAGTGACAAATGGAAGTTTCTTATCAGAGGTTTTACACAACACGAGTTGTCCATTTTGCGGCAGCTCCTCTTTCGGATCACGCCAGCGGGTCAATTCATCGCGCTCGGATTGTGCGCCGGCGGAAAAGCCATCCATAAAGCATGTTGAGTACAATTCTCCCTCTCTGTATTCATAGTCAGACCATGCAGCATTTGCCCTCTCTTCAATTGGTTTCATAATTATTTCGATATTTTGCGAGAATCCTGCTGTTTCACCACTTCGTATTCGTTTATCGTTTCAAAAATCCGCAATGCCACCTGCGGGACTATGGCGTTTCCGCAGGCTTTGACGGCTTCCCGGCGCCACCGAGGAAAGGCGATACCAGCCAATTCCCCGGGAAACCCATCATCTCCGCCACATACAGGGGGTTGAGTCGGGAACCCGTTCCAGTCCGGTATTCGTCGCTTTGCATCGCTGTTTTGGGTAGTCCGTTGCGTATGCCCTGACTGGCAGGAAGCGTTACATTCTTCGCATCGTTGGCGGTCGGAGTAGGCAACAATCCCATTTTCGACGCCATTGCCAGCGTCGGACGTTCCGACGCATTCGGGGAGAGGCTTTTGTTCATTCGGCCGCTTCCTGCGTCTATCGCCGTCGGGGTGGGCAACAGGCTCAACGGCATAAAAACCATCTTCCCGTTCACGCATCGCTTCAGCCCCTGCGTCTGTACGGTGGGCAACAAACCAACATCTGTCCCGACGGTGGGGAGCGCCGACACCGCAAGCCGGAATAATGTACGGCTGCACCTCGTATCCTGCCGCCTCCAGGTCAGCGCACACCTGTTCGAAGACCAACCCTTCCGACCAATTAACGATTCCGTAAACGTTCTCGCCCACGACCCAGCGGGGTCGAACAGTCCGAATAACGTCGAGCATCGCGGGCCACAGGTAGCGATCGTCTTCTGTGCCTCGCCACTTTCCTGCGAGCGAGAACGGCTGGCACGGGAATCCACCGGTAAGCACGTCGATACGGTCTTTCCAAATGGTAAAATCTGCTGTTCGTATGTCTTCGTATTGCTTTGCATTGGGAAAGTGGTATTTGAGTATGGTTCGGCAAAAAGGATCGATCTCGCAGTTGAAAGCGTTCGTCCAGCCAGCCCACTCGGCGGCGAGGTCGAACCCGCCGATCCCGCTGAAAAGAGAGGCGTGGGTCATAAGAGATCATCGGTTATTGTCCTAATTTTTCAACGATCCGCATTTCTCGTTCGGATAACTCCCATACTATAGCCTCTTTTTTCACCGCAGCTCTTTCGGCGGTAACTCTTTCGGCGGCGGTATACGAGATTAAAAAACCGGATCCGTAAATCGATTTCCCGTGCTTTTTTTGGATGTCAAGCGCAGAGTGATGCACCATTTCCCGCTTGTCTATCTTTATCTCTCCCTTGTTTTTCACGATGTACGCTACATCCGAAACCGTCAGCACGCAGTCCGGGTATTTGTATTTCGGCAACTCCGCTTTCGGTGCCGAGCAAATGGCGTCGATCCCCTCATATAGCACAGGATCACCTATTACACCGGCTTCGCCGAACATATTGGACAAAAAAGATGTATTTACTTTTGCCCCGTTTTCGTAAACGATAGCGGCGCCGCATACGATCCGTGTACAGTCAAGGTCAGCGCAGAACAATGTCAGATGCGGAGCAAACAGGAAAAACTTGATCCCTCGTTTCAGATAGAACCGGACAATTTGAGAGACGATCGAAAAGGGCGGGTTGTCGATCACCACGCAATTATCGGGATAGACCAAGCTCTCGTAATCACCACCCGGATAGAACGGGCGGACAACGGTCATCCCGTCGATGTCGCAATGATCGGCTACATATTGCAAAACATAGTCGTACACCGCTGGAGGCGTATAGCAGTCGTCGGTCGTTTTCTTGGGATTGAATTTTTCCACAAAGCCCTCGTAATCGAGGAAAATCTCTTTTTGCGACTTTCCTCGATTCGTGAATACATGCTCTTCTTGATTGAATAAATCAACTACTTTCATTATCAGCCTGCTATTTATCGGTTATCCCCGTTTGAGTCGATCACACCGCGCTCGCGGCGCTTGCCCCGGAATTTAATTTCTCTCATATTTCAAAATGTTTGAAAGGTTTCAAAGTTTTGCATCGAATCTCGTTGTTTCACCAACTCAAATTCGTAAACTACCCGTAAAGATCGTTGAACATTATCTTTTTCATATCTTCAATTTGCACTTTTTTGATAAAAGCCACTCGACCGCTCCGTACAGCAGGTTGATAAGCTGTGTCGACTGTACCGATAAGTAGTATTCCCTTCCTGCGCCGCCACACAGTACCTCATCGCTTCCGGAGGCCATCTGGTAGTACGAGAGGCACCAGATGTCCTCCCATTTCCCTATCTCCATATTGATCCACGCTCCGTCGGGCATTCGGCAATGACTTGGCAACGCTCCCAGCAAGTCCGCGACCGTGAAGGCAGGTACATGGCCAACACGATCTACCTGCCAACGTTTCGTATCCGTACTTGTGTCCCATTCCCTCAATATTGGATGTGACGCAAGGGATATAGTATCCCATACCATGCTGGCCATCTCCGCCGGCACGCCCAGTTCCAGCAGCCGCTTCGATTGCTCGATGCTTGTTACTTGATTTGTCATATCTTCTCGTATTCGTTTATCGTTTTAAAATCTGCAATCAGATCGAACCCGCCGATCCCGCTGAAAAGAGAGGCGTGGGTCATAAGCGATCATCGGTTATCCCCGTTTCCATCGATCACGCCGCGCTCGCGGCGGCTGGCGAGTTTGTCGAGGTTCTGCTGCATGACCTCTTCGAGCGTCAAGCCGTAGCGATCGTTGAACATTACTTTTTTCATTTTCTCTTTCCTTTTAGCTCCGCAATGCGGCGGAGGATATATATCTTCATTGCTTCTGATTTAAGTTCATCCGAAGTCATCGCAAAATGCCATAGATGCGCATATTCATCCGAATTATACCCGTAGCGTATGCCAACAACCGTCCCATCCATATCCTTACGAACTGAATAGACACGTATCTGACAACGCCCCTCCCGCCTCAGTCGGCGCAGTAGTTTGGTTTTCATATCTTCTCGTATTCATTTATCGTTTCAAAAAATCGTCAGTTGTACCGACTTTAGCTGGCGTGTCCCCGCCGCCCTTGCCTGCCTTTCCAGATCGAGCACGCGGGCGTAATTGTAAGTGGCGATCCATTTCATGTTGAGTGGCAGGAGTTGCAAATCCTCCTCCGCCGTTTCGGATTCGGAACGGAGCGTACCTCCGTCCATCTCCGGCACGATTTTCAGGAGGTTCGGCGTGGAGAAGTGCCACCACCACGGCAGAAGGTGCTTCATCACATCGTAGCGCGGGCTTCCCATAAGTCCCCGGCTCTTGCCCGTGTAGTACAGCCATTTTTTCTCGAACGGCCGGTATTCCACGGGAACGGCGCGGAAATCGAAAGGGTCGCCTGGCCCGAACTCGCGCAGGTTTTTCCACTTGTCGCCGCACCACAGGGTGAGGAGGTCGGCCCCGCATTCCGCAAAGTTGTCCCGGTTCTCCCAGGCGTAAAATTCCGGGGGCAAATCCGCAACCAAATCGTGCCCTCCGATCCCGCTGAATAGTGATGCGTGGGTCATAAGCGATCATCGGTTATCGCCGTTTCCGTCGATCACGCCGCGCTCGCGGCGGCTGGCGAGTTTGTCGAGGTTCTGCTGCATGACCTCTTCGAGCGTCAAGCCGAAGCAATCGGCAATGCCC